GGTTTCTTTTAAATTCAAGCAAGGGCAAACATGTCACCACAGCGGCATGTTGGAAGTTCTACGTCACCATGAGCGTTGTAAGCCCACTTGGCGGTCATGCGAATTTTGCATTGGCATGTAGGGCACACGGCAAGCAACATGCGTGTGCTTTGACTCTTGTGGATCGACACGTCCACTTTGGCGTGTGGGTACACGCCCAGTGAGTCGATGATGTCCTGATAGGCGACAAGGAAGTTGCCGCCATGCGTGACCTCTTTGTAGGGGCTTGAGCCTGTCCCTGCGGGCAGGATGTGCATGTCATCGGCAACATGCGAGTAACGCAGGGTTGTCACGTTGTAAGCGCCCTTGGCGGTGCGGCACAGTTGTGCGATAAGGGTTTCGGTCACCTTAGTGGGGTGATCGAGGATGGGGGAAATGTAAATTTCCCAGTGCCCATCGGCAGAGTTGGTGTTGGGGATGCACTCGCCAAGCACCTTGAAACCCGAGCGCTTGGCATTGGTTGGGTAGGCACAGGCAACCCGAATTTCAGCGGGTAGTGAGTGACTGCGGGCAGAGAAAAAGGGACGCAGTTCATCGACTGCGGCATTGAGCCAGTCTTCACGATTGGCATGGATGGATGGAAGGGTCATGTTAAGGTCTCCAAAGGGTGGCGAAATTACCACTTCAATGCCCTGACTCGCAGGGCATCAAGGTGTTAACTGGCAATGGCGGGCTTGGCTTGCCAAGGGCATTCTTCCAACACCCGTAGGCGGTGGGCGGCAAGGTCAAACGCCTCACTCAGTGCCTCGGCAACCTCGATGTTGGTTGCATGCTTATGCACACCGCCCGCACCATAGTTGAAGCTGATCTCGGCATCTTGGTGATTGCCCCAAAAGCTAACAGTGATGGTGCAGAGGGCATCGCTCCAATGTGTGGGCGATGTGTACGTGTAAACGATCTGACCAAAAACACCCTTACCCTTACCCTCTAGCAAGTAGGTGTGGTCTTTAACAGTCTCAGTAATCATGGTTTTACCTTTCGGGTTGAAGTGGAAATTCCCACTGCAATGCACTGGCTCGCAGTGCATCACGCTGAAAATTACAGGGTGTCAAGGTTGGCTCTTTCAGCGAGCCTGTCTTTAATTTTCAGCAGGGCATCCTGCACCTTGTTAACCTCATGTGGCTCTAGATCGTCAAGTTCACCCTGACGATTTTTAACTGCGCTCATGAGGGCATCGATTGCCAGTGCATGGGCATACTGGCGGGGGGTGTATCCGTTTTTCATGGTGTTTCCCTATGGGTTGAAGTGCGACTTAGCACTGGTAAACCCCGTGGGGCTTACCGCTGATAAGTCATGTTGGTCTGCTTAAAAATCGCCTGACCGCAGGGCTTTTTTGCATAAGCATTCACTGTATGTACCAGTGAAAAAGATGCGGTAGCCCGAGCGCTCAAGGTCACCCTTGCAGACGATGATGTTGCCGTGGCGGTCAATTTGTGCGGTGTACATGTTCAAGATCCTTTCACTTTACGTTTGATACATGGGAGGAAAATGCGAGTGCCTGACACGATAGAGGCAAAGAACTGTTGCTCTTCTATCAGTGAGTCAGAGAATGCACGGGCGGCTTTCAGTGTGCTGAATGCCTTGACTTGCTGATCGCTTCTAGGGAAGCAGACGATGTATTGGTATTTCATGTTCACTCTCCCCTGTTGTGACGGGCAATGATCTGTTGAAGTAGGGCTTGCTCATCGGGGAACAGCAGGACGGAAGCAAAGGCATGCTTCCAGTCGTACATGAACACTCGCTTGGCATTCTCTTTTGTAGGGTTAGCTTTGTAGGCTTCTAGAAGTTTTCTCATGAGTAGGTCTCCATACAGTGCAAAAGCGCACTCCATTGCCCTAGGGGCAACAGACTGAACTCTTTCAGTCCTACGTGGTGCGATCACCTGTAGGGCGGGAGAATCTGCACTACTCACTGTTCTTTGCCCTCACGGGTCAGTGGATCAAAGCGGTAATTCTCAATGTCTGGAATGAATTATAGATCAAGTGATATTGTTGTGTAAACATTTAAAATATAAGCTTGACTAAACTGTAGGGTTATTAAATTGGAAGGGGTCAGGGGCTTCTAGGGCATCTACTGGTTTCTGATGACATTCTTTATTAGTAGGAATGGGTTTGTGCGGTTGGACTAAAAAGTATTCAATCTGCAAGTAAAGTAGTACTGTTTTGAAAAGTATTAAAAAACGCTCAGAATCGCTCAGGAGACGCGATCGGGAGGGTGGTAAGGGGGTAGGTGCTTGGAGGGTCAAAAAACGCATAGCGGTCGTTTAAATCGGTCGAAATCTCATTTTTAGGGTTCTAAGTTAACTGGTTTCAGTAGTACCAAGGTATACAGAATCAGTGTTGTTTTTCTGCACTGTATAACTCATGTATAACAAATGTATAAACTGTGGATAACCTGACTTATGCACAGGCTGTGGATAACTTGGGGTTGTGAACAATCTGTGGATAACTTAGAATGCGAACAGTGGCGGTCAGGTCATCAGGATTTGGCTATGTTGGTCAGTGCTTACTACTGAAAGGGAAAATGTCATGGGCAAGGCGATGGGTGATGAGTACAGGCGGTTGTTGGATGAGGCAATGCAGGGCGGGGGTGATGAGAGCCCCGTGGGGAGCGGTGAGGCACTGAGCGAAGCGGAACAGTATGCCCATGCCGCAGAACCCCCAAGACTAAGAAAAGATGGTAAAGCAGTAGGTAGTAACACACCAAGGGCAAGACCCTTGACAGCAGGGCAGATGGAATTCTGTAAGGGAGTGATCAGAGGAGAATCACTCAGGAAAGCCTACAGAACAGCATTCAATAACACGACAGCAAGTGACGCAAGTATTAGCGCCAGTGCCAACAAACTAATGAACGATGAGAGGGTGCAAAGGGTTCTACAAGAGGCATGGGGCGAGACAGTCGAACACCTAGTAGACGATGTGGTGGCTAGTAAGAGGTATGTGCTGAAAGGGTTGCTTGCACTAAGTAAGAGCGGCAAGCAGGAAGGCACTCAATTAAAAGCACTAGAACTAATGGGCAAGACCATTGGCATGTTCGCACAGCAGGAAGTGATCGAGAAGGTTGAGGTCAGCACCGAGCAGTTGCGCAAAGAACTAGCCAATCACTTGAAGATGCTTGAGCGTGTGAAGCCGTCTACTGGTATCAGCGATGCAGACGTGGTGCGCACTGTGGAGCGGGTCAGCGTGTAAACGTGGCGTGGGTGTGACCCCACCCCGCCCCGACCCCCACTTGGCACGAGTCGGCACCCGCCCGCGTATTACGCTCGAATCCCCTCTGCCAAAACCTTCCCCAGAAACACCCCCCCCCCTTGCAATCCAAATCAAACACCCCCGGGGTATATATATTTTCGTTTAAACATTTGCGAACGTTCGCATTATCGTTTAAACTGTGTGTGTTGGTATTCTTGTGAGGCGTTGCAAAGCTGTGGGACGTGTTCCGACTTTATGTGTGCAAGCACTTACCAACTTCTATTTGGAGGCGCATTGTGGATGACAACCAAACTGTGCAGCTAGTCACTGTGGCAGGCAGTGTGTCCCCAAATGGAATATGACTGAGAAGCGTAAGTTAGTGTTGGACTTTATTAGGGCCTATGTGCGGTTGTACGGGGTTCCGCCTTCCTACGAGGTTATCGCCAAGGGGATTGGTTTGAGGTCAAAGGCTAACATCCACAGGATTGTTCATAGGTTAAAAGAGGACGGACATTTGACAACGAAGCCTTATAAGTTCCGGGCCATTCAGTTGGTTGACAGCTCTGTGGTGTTTACACGATGACGCAGTTAATTGACGGTGTTGAGTTATTGACAGCGCAGGAGGTTAAGAGCCTCATGGACTTGGCTGAGCGTGGTGATGATGCTGCCAGAGCTAAGGTGTTTGAAATGCTACGCAGAGACCGCAACGAGCGGTGCAAGGTAGATTTCTTGTATTTTGTCAGTCAGATGTGGCCGGTTTTTATATCAGGTAAACATCATGGCATCATGGCTGATGCCTTTGAGAGGGTGGCTAGGGGAGAGCTTAAGAGGTTGATCATCAACATGCCCCCTCGGCACACTAAGTCAGAGTTTGCTTCCTTTTTACTGCCTAGTTGGTTTCTTGGACGCTTTCCACATAAGAAGATCATTCAGACTGCCCACACTGCCGAGCTTGCTGTGGGCTTTGGACGGAAGGTACGTAATCTTGTCTCATCAGAACCCTATCAACAAGTTTTTACAACGAAGCTATCAAGTGATTCAAAGGCCGCAGGTCGCTGGAACACTCACATGGGTGGTGATTACTTTGCTATCGGTGTTGGCGGCGCTGTTACAGGTAAGGGCGCAGATCTCTTAATCATTGACGACCCCCATTCAGAGCAGGAGGCCAAGCAGGCTAACCCCGCAGTCTTTGATGGGGTGTATGAATGGTTCACTTCCGGCCCCCGTCAGCGTTTACAGCCGGGCGGAGCCATCATTATTGTGATGACTAGGTGGTCCAAACGGGATCTAACCGGTCAAATTATAAAAAATTCGGCTAAAGACGGTGTAGATCAGTGGGAAACCATCGATTTTCCCGCCATCATGCCCTCTGGAACCCCCTTGTGGCCCGGGTTTTGGTCAAAAGAAGCCCTTGAAGCCCTCAAATCAGAGCTTCCAGTCTCTAAATGGGAAGCCCAGTACCAACAGAACCCCACATCTGAAGAAGGTGCGATCATTAAACGTGATCAATGGCAGATCTGGGAAGGTAAAAACCCCCCTTCCTGTGAGTACCTCATTCAATCTTGGGATACGGCGTTTGAAAAGACCAATCGGGCCGACTATTCAGCCTGTACAACATGGGGTGTCTTTCAGCATCCCGACAAACAAGGCAACCTGCGGGCAAACATCATTCTTTTAGATTCCTACAAAGAGCGTCTAGAGTTTCCTGAACTCAAAGCTAAAGCCTATGAGCTTTACAAGGAGTGGGAACCCGACACATTGATTGTTGAGAAGCGTGCAGCTGGCGCTCCATTGATCTATGAGATGCGCAAAATGGGAATTCCATTGTCAGAGTTTACGCCGGGCAAGGGAAACGATAAGATCTCGCGTGTAAACGCAATCTCAGACCTGTTTGCCTCTGGCATGGTGTGGTGTCCTGAAACCCGTTGGGCTGAAGAAGTAATGGATGAGTTAGCTTCATTCCCCAATGGCGACCATGATGACCTTGTTGACTCAAGCAGTCAGGCTTTGATGCGGTTTCGCCAAGGCGGCTTTATCACTATCGACACTGACGAACCTGATGAGCCGATTTACCACCGCAGGAAAGCAGAGTATTACTAAGGAACATTATGAGTATCGATAAAGCAGTCAACCAAGCACCCATGGGTTTAGATAATTTGATGGAAGAAGGCTCCGTCGAAATTGAAATCATTAACCCCGAAGGCCTGACCATTGGAGTCGATGGCATCGCAGTTGATCTAATGCCAGAGCCAGAAGAAGAAAGCTTTGATGCCAACCTCGCAGAATACATGGACGAAGGCGAGCTAGAGAAAGTTGCCGGCGACCTGCTTGAGTTAGTGGACACTGACATTACCAGCCGCAAAGACTGGACCGACATGTATGTCAAAGGCCTTGATGTTTTGGGAATGAAGTATGAAGAGCGAACCGAACCATGGAACGGAGCCTGTGGAGTTTACTCTACAGTACTTACTGAAGCAGCGGTCAGGTTTCAAAGTGAGACGATTATTGAAACGTTCCCTGCGCAAGGTCCGGTCAAAACGCAGATCATTGGCGCTATTGATAAGCTTAAAGAAGAGGCTGCGGAGCGTGTCAAAGAAGACATGAACTACAAGCTCACGGAAGGTATGCCAGAGTACCGCCCTGAGCATGAACGCATGTTGTATTCATTAGGTCTGGCCGGCGCAGCGTTTAAGAAAGTGTACTTCGACCCTTCACTGGGCCGCCAAGCTTCTATCTTCTTACCCGCAGAAGATGTCATCATTCCATTCGGTGCTTCTAGTGCCATGACATCAGAGCGTGTGACTCACATCATGCGCAAAACCAAGAACGACATCAAGAAGCTTCAGGTATCGGGTTTCTACCTAGATGTTGAATTGGGTGACCCACTGAATTTCTACACCGACGTAGAAAAGAAAAAGGCGGAAGACCAAGGCTATACAGTCAATGATGATGGCCGCTATCAAATTCTTGAGATTCATGTTGACTACGACCTGCCCGGTTACGAAGATGAAGACGGCATCGCCCTGCCTTACGTCATTACCTTAGAGCGTGGCACAAGTAAAATTCTGGCAATCCGCAGAAACTGGCTAGAAGACGATGAAGCTCGTTTAAAGCGCCAGCATTTTGTACAGTACACCTACGTGCCCGGCTTCGGTGCTTATGGCTTAGGTTTGATTCACTTGATCGGTGGATATGCCCGTGCAGGCACATCATTGATTCGTCAATTGGTTGATGCTGGAACATTGTCTAACTTGCCCGGTGGTTTGAAGACCCGTGGCATGCGCATCAAGAGCGATGACACGCCAATTCAGCCCGGTGAGTTCCGTGACGTAGACGTTCCGATGGGGTCTGTCAAAGACAACATCATGACGCTGCCTTACAAAGAACCTTCACAGGTTCTGGCAGGTTTGTTAGATCGAATTACTGAAGAAGGTCGCCGTTTAGGTTCTATTGCTGACATGAACATCAGCGACATGTCGGCCAATTCACCCGTAGGTACAACTTTGGCTTTGCTTGAGCGCCAGCTGAAAACAATGTCGGCTGTTCAGGCTCGTGTTCATTACTCGATGAAGCAAGAGTTTAAACTGCTTAAAGACATCATTCGTGATTACACGCCCGGTGAGTATGAGTACGACCCTTCTTCAGGTGACTCCCGTGCCAAGCAAGCTGACTACGACATGGTGGATGTTATCCCAGTGTCCGACCCTAATTCTGCAACGATGGCTCAGCGCATCATGCAGTACCAAGCGGTTATTCAGTTGGCCCAAGGCGCTCCACAGATCTATGACCTGCCCCAGTTGCACCGTCAAATGATTGAGGTTCTAGGCATTAAAAATGCCGACAAGCTGGTGCCGGTTGAAGACGATCAAACGCCACGCGATCCTATTTCAGAGAACATGGCGTTCCTGACAGGAAAGCCTACAAAGGCTTTCATTTACCAAGACCATGACGCTCACATCGCAGTCCATACATCCATGATGCAGGACCCAATGGTCATGGGGCAAATGGGGCAAAACCCAATGGCTCAACAAATGCAGGCTGCAATGATGGCCCACGTTGCAGAGCACATTGCATTCCAGTACCGCTCTAAAGTTGAACAACAGTTGGGAGCAACCTTGCCAGCACCTAATGCCAATCTTGGTGAGCAGGTGGAAGTTCAGTTGTCCAAGTTGGTTGCTCAAGCTGCGGCTCAGTTGTTGCAGGTCAACAAAACGCAGGCAGCTCAGCAACAGGCCCAACAGGCCCAGCAAGACCCTGTTGTGCAAATGCAACAACAAGAGTTGGCAATCAAACAGCAGGACGCTCAGACCAAAGCGCAGAAAGTCCAAGGCGACTTGGCTATCAAGCAGGCAGAGCTTCAGCTCAAGATGGCTCAAATGCAAAACCAACAAGGGGAAGACCCAGTGTTGGCGGCGCAACGTGTCCAGCAAGAAATCGCTCAAGCAGAGCAACTGCATCAGTCAGAGTTGGCCCGCAAGGAGCAACAACACATGCAGAACTTAACGCACAACCAGCAAACACAAGAGTTGCTGGCTAAACAAAAAATGTTGCAAATGTTACTTAACACAACGCAACAACCTAAGAAGGAAGAGTAATGCAACTTCTGGAAATATTACATGCAAAGCTGGAAGAACAACTCCAGCCATTGCGTAGAGCCGTAAGTGATGGTGGTGCGAAATCCTACGATCACTATAAGGAGCTGTGCGGAACAATCCGGGGTCTAGAAACCGCACAGTTAGAAATCAAAGACCTCGTGCGTAAACTTAAGGACTCAGAAAATGACTGAATTTGATGTTAGTGCGGTTGATCTAAGTGGAGTGCTCAATACCTCTGCTGAAGAGAAAGCCAAACAAGTGCCGGACCCGGCTACATACCATTTGATGTGTATGTTGCCAAAGGCTGAAGAGGAGTTTAGCGAGACCGGAATTCTAAAATCCGCGACCGCTATGCACTACGAAGAGCTACTCTCACCAGTGCTGTTTGTTGCCAAAGTTGGCCCCGATGCTTTTAAAGACGAAAAGCGCTTTCCATCAGGCCCAGCCTGTAAGGTTGGTGACTTTGTGTTAGTGCGTCCTAACACCGGAACCCGCATGAAGATTCATGGTACTGAGTGGAGACTCATTGCCGATGACTCCGTGCAGGCTGTTGTGCAAGACCCCCGTGGTATCCAACGCCCCAACTAAGGAGACTGTATGAGTCTATTAGAAGAAATAAGCTTAAAAGACAATATTGCTGTTGAAGGCATTACTGCTGATCATGTTTGGTACAACGCAGATCTTTTGACTAGAAGCATGAGCTCTTGGGCAACTGACTTTAAAAAACTTGTGGCCGTCATGGAAGACCGACACAAAGAACACCTCCAAATGATTGACAGCCTTTTGGCTGAACGCGCTGTTTTAAAAAGCGAACTTAGTGCGTTTAAACAAAAAGTGAAGGAGTAATTTATGGCTGAAATTGAAAAAACAGAGTTTGAATTTCCTGATGAGGTAGAAGCCAACCCCCGTAAAGGCGGAAAAATGGTCGAGCCGGAAATTGAAATTGAATCCAATGAAAAGCCTGAAATTGAGGTGGTTAGCGACGTTCCAGAAGAGGACCGTGGCCGGCAACCCCTAGGCTTTGACCCCGCAGACCCCACTGACGAGGAGCTGGCAGGCTACACCGAGAGCGCCCGCAACCGTTTAAAGCTGTTTACCAAAGGTTTTCACGATCAACGCAGAGCAAAAGAAGCTGCAGAACGTGAGCGTGAGGAAGCTTTAAGAATTGCCCAAGCAGTCGCAGAGGAAAACAAGCGTTTAAAGGGCTCTTTGAGCCAAGGCCAGAATGCTCTCCTAGAGCAGGCCAAGCGTACAGTTACCAGTGAGATTGAAGACGCAAAGAGAATGTACCGGGAAGCTTACGAAGCCGGCGATGCAGATAAGTTGGTGGAAGCGCAGGAAGCGCTCACTACCGCTAAGATCCGCGCCGACAAAGTAAACAATTTTCGGCCAGCCCCTTTACAGGAAGAAGAAACTCCTGTACAAATCACACCGCAACCTCAACAAGTTGCGCCAGTTGACGAAAAACTACTTGCATGGCAAGACCGAAATCAGTGGTTTGGAAGCAATAAACGCATGACTTCATACGCTCTAGGGCTGCATGAAGAACTTGTTGATAGCGGTATACGCGTAGGCAGTGATGAATATTACAAGCGTATTGACACTGACCTACGAGATAGATTTCCTGACCAATTTGGAGCCGGGGGATCCGTTGATGCAAAACCTCAACGTACCAAGTCCAATGTTGTTTCACCCGCAACTAGAAGTACTGCACCAAAGAAAATCGTACTGACGGAAACGCAAGTGAACTTAGCCAAACGGCTTGGCATCTCCTTGGAGAGCTATGCACGTGAGGTAGCGAAAGAAATGAGGAAATGAAAATGGAAAAATCTGCACGCCCTAGCCGAGCCCTTGAAACCCGCGAAGCAGCGGAACGTCCAAAACAATGGATGCCTCCACAGCTTTTGCCTGACCCTATTCCAGAAGAAGGTTATGCATATCGTTGGATCAGGATTGCTTCTTTAGGTAAAGACGACGCCACTAACATTTCCGGCAAGCTTCGCGAAGGCTGGGAACCCGTCAGGGCTTCTGACCATCCAGAGATTCGTTTGTTTGGTTCTTCCAATGGAAAGTTCCCAGACAGCGTTGAAGTGGGCGGCCTGTTGCTTTGCAAAACACCTGTGGAATTCACAAAACAGCGTGATGCGTACTACCGACAGCAGTCGGAAGCACAAATGGCTGCAGTGGATAACACTTACATGCGCGAAAATGACCCACGGATGCCTATGTTTAAAGAGCGTAGATCTGAAGTCACTTTCGGAAAAGGTACTTAATTTTTTTGGAGTCTATAGATGGCATACCCTACCATTGATAAGACGTACGGCTTCAAGCCTGTCAATCGTATTGACGGCCTGCCTTACGCCGGAGCGATCCGTCAAATCCCAATCGCGCCTGCCTACGCTACAGCAATCCTGAACGGTGACACCGTTAAGGTTGACACTAACGGCTACGTTGTAGCTGCTAGTACAACTGACTCAGGTTCTGTTGTTGGTGTTTTGGTTGGTTGTTCTTACGTTAACTCTTTGAGTCAACCTACGTTCCAGCAGTACTACCCTGCGGCAGTCTCAACATCTACAAACATGGCTTTTGCTTTTGTTGTGGATGATCCTATGGCGGCTTTCAAAGTAGTAGCTACAGTGGCCGGTTCCACAACTCCCACAGCTTATAGCCGTGCGATTGTTGGTTCTAACGTCGCTTTGGTTGCCACCGCTGGTTCTACCACCACTGGTGACTCGTATTATGGTATTGACGGTTCTTCCGCCAACACCACCAATACACTTCCTGTTCGTGTGATTGACGTTGTGCCTGACACAGCGACTGGCAATGCCAATGTGGCTGCCACGACTTATTACGAGTTTATCGTTAAGTTCAACACGAACCAGTACAACAACACCACTGGTATTTAAGGAGTAACTCACCATGGCTATTTCACGCGCACAACTATTGAAAGA